CGGACAGGAAGGCTGGTTGGTCAGGATAGAGATAGTCCCGTAGGTTCTTGTCATTAAGTTGGCGCGTCGCCATAGAGGCGGCCAGCTTCCTCTGACAAGGTCGTGCTTCATGGTCTGTGTAGGCGGGCAGGCCCAATCCTCCCAATCTTTTGGGGAGGTGCCAGGCCTGTCCGCTGGGACAGAGTTGAAGCGTTGCCTTGTTATGAGCCACAAACCTCTTTATAAGGAGGTCTCTTTTCTCTGGTTCTCCCTCAAACGGTTCGACCAGGTCCTCACACATCTTACCAAGAGATCTCCCAACAGAGAGATCAGAGAGGCAAAGATGGGTGCGATCGCTCTTTTCGGAGCTTTGCACACGGACCTGACCGAACAGGAGGGAGGAGGAGAGAATGGGTATGGGCTCAAAGAGGGAGAACCGTTGGGCGAAGAAGTCCACGCGTCCGACATCCTCGTATACTGCTGAGTTCAGGATTAAATACCTCTCGTGAGAGAAATTCTTCCCCACACTGAACTCAAGACCCACCGCTTTAGTCACTCCTTTCCAAATCGTATATTCTTGATCATTGGCGCGGAATCCCGCATCATCCCCATTGAAAAGCATTGGCAGATCGGTGAGTTCATACTCACCAACCTTCCAGTTGGCTAATTCAAGGGCATAGCGAGTTGCCGCGGCATTGATCAAGCACAAAATCGGAAAGCTTGTAGGTGACCCCATCAATTGACCCCAGCGTTGTTGACCTATTAGGTCCTTGCTTTTTGGATCGTAGATAGAATGTTCGGTGAGAGTCTTTTGCAATACAATTTGATCTTCCAGGGGTATTCCCAGGCAATGACAAATTTCCTCAAGGCAGACCCTGGAAAGGTCTGGATTGAGATTGTCAGTGGCTGAAGTATAGTCCGCGCTGATCCAATTCCGTCCGTCGCCGATCACAGCACGGTCACTCAAATGTTGGAGTGAATCGTATGTGATCGGGCCACCAATTAACTGAAAGGTGGGATGCTGACGCAATCGACCATGTATAACTTTTTGCCATCGTCTTGCCAGATGGTACATATCGGATCTCCTCGTGTGATTACTCTAACCTTGAAGGGTTCGAGCAGTCCTACCGGATAGCAGGCACAACTGTCTTTGACAAGTGCCCGTCGGTAGCTTAGGTCTATGGCTTCCATGAGATCCTCGGGGTGACTCGGCCCGTACACTAATTCAATGTACGGACCGTTAGTCCAATCCCCGAGGAGAACAGGGAAGCCAAGACC